GAAAGAGATCAGCAAAAACAATGGATACCGCCCATGCATGGTTGGCTTGCTAATCGTTCACGCAACAATTGGTAATAGATAACGATATGAAAAAAATATTGAGCAGCAAAATCCGTCGCAGAATCAAAGCTGTTTGTAGAGTTTTCTCAGTCGCTACCAAGCTCCTCTTTAAGTTAGTGCTAAAACTTCTGAGATATATTTTCAGCATTAAGAATAAACGTAGAATCAAGAGAGCACCGAAGTCTTTATTGAAAGCAACTAGGAGAAGCTTGAAGCGAGCTTCAAAGTTTATGATGCGTAATCTCAAGCGCATGGACAGGGCGATATTAAAACACTTAAAAAGATAATGGCATTTTCTCACTCCCAGTTGGACGCGCTTGAGGCAGCATTAGCATCAGGCACGTTAGAGTTAAAGATAGGCGATAAAGCTATAAAATACCAATCGACTGCCGACCTGATCCGTGCTCGAGATATGGTGCGCGATCAGCTTGAATGTGTGTCTTGTGGGCGCAGTTCTGTTAGTTCATTTAGTCGCGATTGAAGTACAAAATCATCAGAGAATTGATATGAGTGAGATAACAACACAAGACGCAGGTGCCGCGGAGTCTACCCAAGAGTGTGATTATAAGGCTCGCAAGGAGGCATTTGAAAAGTGGGAGCGGCTAAAGGCTAGAGCACCCCTGGGCACGGTAGAAGAGATAATCGAATGGCGCAATCAGAGATAATCTGTCAGCCAATAAAACAATCAACTAAATTTTTCAGTGTGGATAGACAACGTAATAGGGGTATTCATGCCCCGAGAAGCTTTGCACAGAAAGCAGGCCCGTCTCAGCATGAACTTGCTACAATCACGGGCATACGACGCAGCAAAATTAACCAGACGCACTGACGGTTGGTTGACTTCGGGCACTTCAGCAAATGCAGAAATTTCATTCGCAGGTGGAAAGCTCAGAGACAGAGCGCGAGACTTGGTGCGTAATAATCCGTATGCCAAAAAAGCGTTACGCATCTTCTCTGACAATTTCATCGGTACAGGCATAATACCGGAGGCACGTAGTTCATCAGAGAAGCTCAACAAGCAGATAATGCGGACTTGGAATGACTGGGTAGCATGCAGTGACGCAGAAGGAGATTTAAACTTTTACGGTCTGCAGGCACTGATTGTCAGATCAGTTTTTGAAAGTGGCGAGTGTTTTGTACGTTACTGTGATATCGCACAGAAGACTGATTGTGATAGCAGCAAGACTGTGCCCATGCAACTTCAGGTGCTGGAGGGCGACCATCTGGATACTACAAAAACTGGTTTAGCTGCCTCAAAAAGTTCTGCAGTTGATATTCGGCAAGGGATAGAATTTGACAAAACCGGCAAGCGAGTTGCTTACTGGCTTCATACTTCCCACCCTGGAGATTCTGGGTTAGGTATATTTGCTGGATTAGGTGCGCACAGTAACGCGAGCATACGTATACCAGCTGATGAAATACTGCATATCTATGAAAAAGACCGGCCAGGCCAGATTCGTGGGGTAAGTTCCTTTGCGCCGGTGTTGTTGAGACTCAAGGACTTAGATGATTACGACGATGCTGAGCTCTGGCGTAAGAAAATTGAAGCATGTTTTGCAGCGTTTGTTATACAAAACAGCGGCAGTGAGGGCCCTACTCTTGGCTCGCTTGCGTCAGTCGGTAAAGATGGCAGAAATCAAGAGCGAGTAGAAGCTTTTAGACCAGGCATGATCGAGTATCTAAAGCCTGGAGAGGATGTACGCTTCGGCTCACCCACGGGAGATGCGCATTATGAGAGTTACAAACGTGTACAGCTGCACGCGATAGCCGCTGGTCTTGGCGTCACGTACGAACAGCTAACTGGCGATCTATCGCAGGTGAATTACAGCTCACTGCGTGCTGGTTTGCTTGAGTTCAGACGAATGATTGAGACTCTGCGCTGGCAGATGTTTATTCCTATGTTTTGTGAACCGGTATGGCGAAGATTTATTGACAGAGCATACATCGCTGGATTGATAAGCAAGATCGACTATTCGGTCAACTGGACGGCACCCAAGTTTGAGATGATTGATCCGCTCAAAGACGCAGAAGCTGACACCATGATGATGCGCAACGGCACGCTGACTTTGCGGGAGGCAATAGCTAACCGTGGTTTTGATCCGGATACACAGATTGAGGAAATTGCAAAGACAAATGAGCTGCTGGATGCTCACAAGATAGTTTTAGATTCAGATGCTCGTCATAATAAGAACAACACACAAAGTAGCGTGTATAAAGAATTAAATAGTGCTGAGCAAACACTAAAGAAAAATGATGACTAAAATAACTCGGAGTGTGTGCCAATGTCTATTAACAGTAGAAATTTGCCCTCTATTTTATATATCAACAGTAGATCAAACTCGATGTGGCATTCTCTGCAGCCGTTGAAATTACCCACCAGCTTATGATCTTTGTGTTGTGCTTCGAGCTTTGAGTGCTCTTGTAACTGCTGAATGACATGCTGAATTTTAGCTCGTTTCTTTGGAATACGGACTAAGATTTTCAGGGATTTTGTAAATCTTTTGGTGGTCTTGATTGTCAGCATTCAGAGCGAGAAGATACTTTTTTAAACAAAGCCTCCACCGTCTTGTAACTTTGCAATGAATCTTGATCCTTAGCCTCATTGATTGCTGCCAATAAGCGAGGAGATGCCATCTTATTTTGTTTGAATATCTTGCTGAGAATATATTCTTTAATGTTTGATCTGCTTAAAGAAGCAAGCACTCTAATTTGCGTGTGCTGCTCTGGAGTAATATTGATCGTCAGTTTAGGCATAGCTTTTTTTATTGATAAGTATGTGAGTATTATACGGCTTTACTCTTATAAGGTCAATAAGAATGCAGATAATTAAAACCATTATGACCAATAAATCACACCTTAACCACAAACTGCCTTTACAAGCCAGATCTGCAACTTTAGAGTTATTTGCTGAGGGTAGTGCTGAGGGTGTCACCACTGATTTGTCAGCAGCTGAACCTTCTTCAGTCTTTTCCATCGTGTTTTCAACTGGCGAGAGGGTAAGACGCTGCGATGTATTTAACGATGTGATTTACGATGAAGAGCTAATCATAGGCAGCTCTTCAATCAGAGTCGCAAGGCTTAACAGTGGTGCACCTGTTTTAGACACTCACGAGCAGACGACGCTCAGCAACGTTATAGGCGTAGTCGTACCTGGCAGTGTACGTATAGAAAACGGCATTGCACGGGCATTCATCAAACTAGACTCAGGGCCAGAGAATTCAAGCACCATCCGCAAGATCAGAGACGGCATCATCAGAAACGTCAGCGTGGGCTACGTGGTGCATAAGTTTGAGGTGGTCTGTGAAGATGACAACTCAGTGCCCCTGTATCGAGCCACAGACTGGGAGCCATACGAGATATCTCTCGTGCCAATAGGCGCAGATTCAGGTGCTGGCATTAGATCTATCCCAACTACCTGGCCATGCGAGATTATTCGAACCAACAATTTTAACTCTAACCTAACCAAAACTTTTATGACTGACACTAACTCACAAGCAATCCACGACACTACCACTAACGGCCCTACCACCAACTTCGATTTTAACTCTACAACTGAACCCATGACCGATACTTTTGAAGACGACATACCAACAACCACTGATGACACATCAACAACTGACGTAGCATTGAGCGGTGATGACGTAAACTTTGCATCAACTGAAGATATTGCACCTATAAAGAGAGGCGCAACTTATGTTGGTACTCCAGCCGACTTCGCACAGAAAGATGTCATCAAGCTGGAACGCAACAGGGTGCTTGAAATACAGAAGATAGTGCACCTTGCAAAACTGCCAGACTCACTATCTCGAAGCTTTATAGAGAAAGGGACAAGTCTCAATAATGTTCGCAAGATCCTGTTTGAGAAATTGGCTAAAGAATCTGAATCTAATCAAGTGACTTCAACGCGCATTGTCAGAGACGAGGTAGATAGCAGACGCTCGTTAATTGAAAACGCCCTATTACACCGCTACAACCCAAACAAACACAAGCTGGATCCAAGTGCTCGTGAATTTCGTGGTTTGAGCCTGATGGAGATAGGTATAGAGGTGCTAGAGAGCAGAGGTATCAAAACGAGAGGTTTAGCTCGCACGCAGAAAGTAGACCGCATGCTGGGAATGGAGACTCGAGATGGGGGCGGATATATGGGCACGACTGATTTCACGTATATTTTATCCAACATCGCAAACAAGACTCTTAGAGATGCATATGAAGCAGTGCCTCAGACGTTTAAGGCTTTCTCAAGACAGACTATAGCACCAGACTTTAAGATGATGGCGCGGCTGCAATTAAGCGATGCACCGTCTTTGGAGAAGGTTAATGAGTCAGGTGAGTTTAAGCGCGGATCTTTGACTGAGAGCAAAGAGAAATATGGACTTGGAACGTATGGCATGGTGATTCCGATAAGCAGGCAAGCGATAATAAACGATGACTTGGGCGTGTTCA